AGCCCGATATGGAGAATTTCATGAGAATGATTTTATCTCTTCTGATATGGGTACCTACTTTAAGACTACTAATGTCAATAAGACGACAGGACAAGTTTCACATAAGATTATAGCACTTCCTTCTTTTGCAAGTATGTATAACGATTATAAAGATATAGTAGCCGATATTAAATCTTTAATGAAATCAGATGACATTAGAAAAGATAGAGCAGCTAGAGAATTATTTGAACTTATAAAAACAAACTTTAGAAGACTTCAAAGATACCTTAGAACAGAAAGACCTGAACAGTACGATCTTATTAGAATGAGAGCATCCTTACAGGAATCAATAAATATGTTTAAATCACATACAAGTTTAATCACTGAAGAAACTCTTTGGAAACAATTAGAAGAAGCAGAAGATGATGAAGCTCCAGAAGAAACACCACAATCAGAAGGACCTAAAGAAGGTGAATTACCAGATGCAACAGATACGATATTAGGTAGGTTTCCTACTGTAAAGGCTGCAATAGTAAGACTACAGACAGATGAATTTAAAGAGTTTGTAGACAGCATAGACTGGATATCTCCTCGACCAACTGCATTTAGAGTTAACTTAAAGAACGGACAGGATTATATTTTAAAGTGGACAGGTAAATCATTTCAAGCTCAAATTATGGGTAAAAGATACCTTTTATCAAATATAGCAGATTACCAACAAGCATTAGATAAATTAGCAATACTTTATAAAGAAGCACCAATGACTGGAGCAGGAGAAGGCGAAGCAGTAGAACCATCAGACACCGGAGGTGGTGGAGGTGGTGGTGGAGACTTTCCCGGCGGAGAAGGTGGAGCTGAAGCTGGAGACGAAGGCGATGCAGAAATTCCAGCAGGAGATGATGCACCTGCAGCAGATTTAGGAGGAGAGGAAATCGATTTTGAAGATGCAGGAGAAGAACCAGAAGCATAATACTATGAGCAATATTACAGATAAACTATATCAAGAATGGGCATGGAGAACTAAAAGCGGTACTCCAACAATGGACAATCCAGAGGATAAAGCGATACTAGAAAGTCTTATATCTGATTTAACCGATAAAGTATTAGTTGAATCAGCTCCCGAATATGATAAATACCTTCAGGATAATGGATTTCCAGAAATTCCTCAAGCACAGGGTACGTATAAACAACCACAAGGGTCTGGAGATATGAAAGTAGATCCAAGAGATTTAGCCACGTATCAAAAAATGTTTACTATGAATGCAGGTAACCAAACAGTTGGACCTGGAGAATTAGCTCTTTACTGGTTATACCAATTTCAAAAGAATCCTGTTGAATGCTCAGATAATAGAGGAGGATCAGATCCCGACTTAACTATCGGTTCTATAAAAGCAGAAGTAAAGTCATATAAATCTCATAGCGGTAAAATAACATTAGGTAAGTTCGGCAGTCAGAAAACTAATTTAACAGTTTTATCAGTAGTATTTGGTATACAAGCACTAAGCGCTGTTCTTAATATGAAATCAGAAAAGAAAGTTATTAGGCCTACTAGCTTTACAGACGCAGAGTTAATTAACGCATTTGAGTTTTTTATTAAAATTAAAACAGCACCCGGCTTATTAGAAGCTGCAACTCAATTTGAATTTATTCGCTCTCTTAAAGAAAAGATAGATATGGTTGATAGGGTACTACTAAACCCTGAAGACGCAAGAACAGCTGCTTCTAGAATGTTAGGTAGAATAGCAAGAGAAAAATTTACAGTAAAACCCGGCTTTGGAAACTACATCGCATCAACACTTTCTAGTGGAGATATTCATTTCTTTCATGTAACAGAAGAAAAATTAGATGTAGACTTATTAGATAAGGTTTCTATATCTGCAGGAGAAGTTAAGGTGAATTACATGGCCCTCTTTGGGTAAAAACTAAGTTATGGCACAAGACATAAAGAAAATAATTGCACAAGAATATATCAAGTGTGCAAAAGATCCGGCGTACTTTATGAAGAAGTATTGTCACATACAACACCCTACTAGGGGACGTATACTATTTGCCTTATACCCATTTCAAGAGAAAGTATTACACTTATTTAGAGATAATCAGTTCCTTATAACTCTTAAGTCTAGACAGTTAGGTATTTCTACTTTAGCAGCAGCTTATAGTTTATGGTTGATGTTATTTCATAAAGATAAGAACGTTTTAGCACTGGCCACAACACAAGCAACTGCTCGTAACTTAGTATCTAAGACGATGTTTATGTACGACCAGCTACCTAAATGGTTAAAACTACCTGCAGTAGAGAAAAACAAACTTTCACTAAGACTTAAAAACGGTTCAAAGATAACAGCTAAATCATCTAACGCTGATGCAGCAAGATCTGAAGCAGTATCCTTACTGTTAATAGATGAAGCTGCTTTTATTGATAATATTGAAGAAACATTTACTGCTGCACAACAAACATTAGCAACCGGTGGTCAATGTATGGCTTTATCAACCCCTAACGGGATTGGTAATTGGTTTCATCAAACATGGGAAAAAGCAGAATCTGGAGAAAATTCATTTGTACCTGTAAGACTACCTTGGACTGTACATCCAGAAAGAAACCAGATATGGAGAGATCACCAAGATAGGGATTTAGGACCTAGAATGGCAGGTCAAGAATGTGATTGTGATTTCTTAGCTTCTGGAGAAACAGTATTCGAACCAGAAGATATGCTTTTCTACGAACAAACTTACCAGAAAGATGCTTTAGAGAGAAGAGGAGCAGATGGTAATTTATGGATTTGGGAAGGAGTAGACTATAATAAGTCTTATATGGTTGTAGCAGATGTTGCTCGTGGAGATTCTACTGATTACTCTGCCTTTCATATATTTGATATAGAAACATGTACACAGGTTGGAGAATATAAAGGTAAAATATCACCTAAAGATTTCGGAAACGTACTAGTAGGAATAGCCTCAGAATACAACGATGCTTTACTTGTATGTGAAAATGCTAATATAGGATGGGCAACTATAGAGCAGATACTGGAACGAGAGTATAAAAACGTTTATTACAGTTCTACTTCAAATCAGGAAACAGTTGAATCCTATATGAATAAGTATGAACGGGATAAATTAGTTCCCGGTTTTACTATGTCTATGAAAACTAGACCATTAGTAGTTGCCAAGATGATTGAATACATAAGGGATAAGTCTGTTATAATACAGTCTAAAAGGCTCCTAGGTGAGATGAGAGTATTCGTATGGAAGAATGGAAAGGCTCAAGCACAAACAAGATATAACGATGACTTGCTTATATCATGTGCAACTGCGCTGTATGTAAGAGATACAGCTTTAAGAATGAGACAGCAGGGTATGGATTTAGCTAGAGCACAACTATCCTCGTTTGGTAACTTAAATGCCAAAAATAAAGCAGTTATGAAATCAGTTGGTAGTCAGCAAGAAAATCCTTATCTTATAGATACTCCGGGTGGTCAAGAAGACATCTCCTGGTTGTTAAAGTAGAACTATTTATATAAAACAAAGAATCCAATGGCGGATGTATCATTATTTGGTAGACTAAAGAGATTATTCTCAAATGACGTAGTAATACGTAACATAGGAGGAGACGAACTCAAAGTAGTCGACGTAAATCAAATTCAAAATACCGGTAAGTATGAAACTAATTCACTCGTGGATAGATTCAGCAGACTATATACTCAGAATAGCAGAAACGTATATAATCCAAATCTAAATTACCAAACATTAAGAGTATCACTTTATTCTGACTATGAAGCAATGGACACAGATCCAATTATAGCTTCTGCATTAGATATTATAGCTGATGAAGCTACAATTAAAAATGATCAAAATGAAGTAGTATCAATTAAGTCATCTGACGAGAATATACAAAAGGTACTCTATAACTTATTTTATGATGTATTAAACATTGAGTTTAATTTATGGTCATGGACACGTAATATGCTTAAATATGGAGACTTTTTCTTAAAGCTAGAGATAGCAGAGAAGTTTGGAGTATATAACGTACTACCTTATACTGTTTATAACATGGTAAGACATGAAGGAACAGACCCAGAGAATCCATCTAAAGTTGAATTTCAATTAGAGCCAGATGGAGTAGCAGCAGCAGCAGATCCACATTATAAAAGGAACCCAAATGCTAATAATATAATATTTGATAATTACGAAGTAGCTCACTTTAGGTTATTATCTGATACCTCTTATCTACCTTACGGACGTTCTTATTTAGAGCCGGGAAGAAAAATATACAAACAAGTTAACTTAATGGAAGATGCTATGTTAATACATAGAATCATGAGAGCTCCAGAAAAGAGAATGTTTTATGTTAATGTAGGTTCAATACCTCCAGCCGAAGTTGAGCAGTTTATGCAAAAGACTATTAACGGTATGAAAAAGACTCCTTATATAGATCAAAATACTGGTCAATATAATTTAAAGTTTAATATGCAGAACATGATGGAAGATTTCTACATGCCTGTTAGAGGAGGAGATGCTACTACAAGAATTGAAACAACTAAAGGATTAGAATACGACGGAACTAACGATGTACAGTACTTACAGGCTAAGTTATTTGCTGCATTAAAAATTCCAAAAGCATACTTCGGCTATGAAGGAGATCTTTCAGGTAAAGCTACTTTAGCAGCAGAAGATATTAGATTTGCTAGAACAGTCGAAAGAATTCAGAAGATATTAGAATCTGAATTAACTAAGATTGCATTAATACACTTATACACACAAGGTTTTACTGGAGAGAGTTTAACTAATTTTGAAGTTAGATTATCAACACCATCTATTATATTTGAACAAGAAAAAGTTGCTCTATTAAAAGAGAAAATTGACTTAGCTGCTCAGATGAAGGATACTAAATTATTTTCTACAGATTATATTTACGAAAGTATATTTAATATGTCAGAGGATACGTACATGGAAATGAGAGATTTAGTAAGAGAGGATACTAAAAGAACATTTAGACTTAATCAAATTGAAGGAGAGGGTAATGATCCTGCTAAATCAGGAATGACTTACGGTACACCACATGATTTAGCCTCTATGTACGGTAGACGATCAGTATCAACACCAAAAGGAGGAGGATCAGATGATGTACCACCAGGGTACTCTGAAACAACGCCTGAATGGGGTCAGCCTGGACCAGAAGGTGGAAGACCAAAAGAAAAGGCTTCTGTATATGGTACAAACGACGCATTAGGAGGAAGAGACCCATTAGGTACTCATGGAATGCACGGAGGGTATCCTTCAGACAATGAGAACATGGCAGAAAACCTATCAACACATGCGGTATACCATCAAAATAAAGAAATGTTAAAAAATATAGTCTTTACGACTAAGGGAGATAAGGAGTCTGAGATGTTAAACGAAGACAACATTAAGGATTTAGGTAACTAACCCATATTTATAATAGTAAACGTGTATAATGAAAATAAGACACTCTAAATTTAAGAATACAGGGCTAATCTTTGAATTGCTAGTTAAGCAAATCGCAGCAGATACTTTAAGTAATAAAGACTCTAAAGCAATTGCAATACTTAAGAAGCATTTCACAGGTAAGACCGCTCTTGTACGTGAATTCAAATTATATGAATTTATATTAAAGAATAAAGGAATAGGACAGCAGAAAGCTGAAACTATACTTTCAACTATAACAGAGATATCTAGAAATCTAGATCAAAAGATACTTAAGAAACAAAAGTATGATCTTATATCAGACATTAAGGAATCATATAACTCAGAAGAGTTCTTTGGTATACAGACTAATGACTATAAAGCATTAGCTTCCCTATACTGCCTTTTAGAAGCTCAGAATAATGATATTTCCTCTATAGACCCTAATAGTTTAGTAAATTATAAGAGTACTCTATTGGAACACCTTACAGCAGCAGTACAAGATCCCTTAGAAGTAAAAGATACCCTGATAGAGGAGTATTCTAAATACGATAAAGATCTAAAAATGCTGACCTTTAAAATAATGTTAGAGAAGTTTAACGATAACTATAAAGACTTACTTCCTGAACAGAAAAATATACTAAAAGAATTTATTACCTCAGTTAACTCTCAAAAACGTTTACGAAATGTTATAAATGAAGAGTTATTGAAAATTGCAACCGCAGTTGGAAAGCTTTCTACGAAAGTAAAAGATGAAGTAATAAAGATTAAGCTAGATGAAGTATCTAAATCTATCAAGGCCCTTAAAAAGACTGATAAGATAACAGATAATCACCTAGTTAACTTAATGCAATATTACGATCTTGTAAACGAATTAAAGAGTTTATGAAAAAGTCCGCTTTAACCGGGTTAGTAAGGGAGGTAATAAAAGAGCTTGATGAAGCAAACGTTACTCAGGTAGGAGGAAGCGGTTTCACTGCAGGTGCAGGAGAGACTTATGCAACCCCTAGTTGGTTAGGTAATGCTACTAAAGCAATAAAGAGTTTAACAAAAGACGGATACAAGAAAATTAGTCGTCCAAAGCGACCATCACATACTAAAGGATTTGATTACCTATGAAAAGACAAGTAACAGTAACAGAAAAATACAACGCCGTCCTAGAAGGGAATATGGCGAAGGGGGAGTTCGTTAGACAAATGCGTCTAAAGTTTCCTCAACTCTTAACTAACCTTAATGTATATGAGGATACAGTTCAGATATTAAAAAATAATAGTCTTATATCAGAAGTTGTGGACCCATTAATTGGTGCAGTAGTTTCAGACGAATCTATCAGAAGAGCTCTTGATATTGAATTAACAGCATTAGGTGCTGATCCTGTGACATGTAAAGACGGTGATATGATAGATAAAGCTAGAATCAAAGCTTTAGCAAATATTAAAAAAGATCCTTTGCATTACTATAACTTAATAGCAGGAGAATCTTCTAAAGTAGATAAGAATGATCAATCAAAGGAAACTAAAAGAGGAGCTGGAGATATAGATGTTCATAACGGACTTAAAAAAGCAACATTACAAGAAGGACATCCAACACATGCAGACGGTACTCCAAAGTCAAATGACGAAATGACTGATGATGAAAGAGAGAACTTCTATAACGACTTAGATGATGTATCTGAAAAAATGTCTGATGCTGATATGGATGCAGTAAAGAACTACGAACCTGGAAGTATTAATTCTCAAAACCCTGCTGTATATAAACCAGGAGATATGTTTACTGCAGAATTTGACTTTGAGGGAATGCTAAAAGCAGGACTTAAGGTTAGACTAAATACCCCAGTAGAAACAATGCAATTAATCTTTGATTCTTTCGAAGATGTAAACTACCATAGTGAAGGAGAACATTTATCCTACGTTATTGATGCTAAAATAGAAGGAGATAAAGAAGAGGCATTAAAGTACCTTAAGTCATTTAGAAAAGCAATACAGAAAACATTAAGCGAGCTATTTGAAGGAGTCTTTCCAATAAGAGAAAGAGAAGAGGGTTATGTATCTAGAGCAGATAGAAA